CGGGCACGACTCCGGGCACCTCGCTCGTTCTGTTGCAGGCGCAGCAGAAGTTGAACGAAGCCGCCGCTGGCATGTCGCCCCGCTACGCCACCGTGAACCCGGCTGCTAACGCTGCGCTCGTGGAAGGCATGAAGGGCTTGTTTAACCCGGTGTCCACAATCAGCAAGCAGTTCAAGAGCGGCTTGATGGGCGAGGGCATCCTCGGTTACGACGAACTTGCCATGTCGCAGTCGATCAAGCAGTTCACGACCGGCACCCGCACGGGCGCTCACACCGTGACCACGACCGTTACGGCTCAGGGAACTTCGACCATTGCCATCACCGGCACTGGCACGCAGACCATGCGGAAGGGCGACGTGTTCACGATTGCGAACGTGTTTGCTGTCAACCCGCAGACCCGCGAATCGACTGGCTCGCTCCAGCAGTTCGTGGTGACGGAAGACGTGGCTGCCGCAGGCGGCGCGTACGCTGCCGTGAAGATTGCCCCGGCGATCTACACTTCTGGCAACGCTCTTGCCACGGTGGACTCGTTCCCGCAGTCTGGCGCGGCCGTGACGTTCTTGGGTGGCGCTTCGAGCCAGTACCCGCAGAACCTCGTGTACCACCGCGACGCGATTGCGTTTGCCACGGCTGACCTCCTGCTCCCGCAGGGCGTTGACATGGCTTCGCGTCAGGTCCACAACGGTGTCTCCATGCGCGTTGTTCGTCAGTACGACATCAACAACGACCGTATGCCGTGCCGTATCGACGTGCTGTATGGCTACTCGGTGATCCGTCCGCAGATGGCTGTCCGCCTCTGGGGCTAATGATTAACCTATCTTTTTGGAGTAACTAAATATGGCATTTCCTAATGGTTCAGGCGGTTATCAGGTTGGCGACGGCAACAATGGCGAGCCGTTGTTTTTCCCACAACTTGCCCCGCTTGCTTTGACGGCAGGCGCTACGGCGTCCCCTGCTGAACTAGTCGCGGGTCTTTTCACTTTCAACGGTACGGCGGGCAACCTTGTCCTGCCTACGGTGGCTCTCCTTGAGGCTGCTTACCCGTCGATTGGCGAGAAGGTTGACTCGGCGTTTGACTTCTTCGTCATCAACATTGATGCGTCGGGATCGGATGCAATCACCGTGGCTGTCGGCACGGGCTGGACGTTGGTTGGCGCGGGTGCGGTTTCGGCGGCTTCGTCCGGCCACTTCCGTTGCCGCAAGACCGGCGTTGGCGCGTGGACTGTCTACCGCATTTCGTAATGGCAACGCCCCCGGCAGAGCAATCTGTCGGGGGCACCACCTAAAGGGGTATTGATATGCCTAATACACAGGCGATTGGTGTTGCTTTTGCGGATCAGGCGATTATCAACGGCTCGCTTGACTCGGCTACGCTCGTTAATTCCAACGTGCGTAGCGGATTCAGCGCAGCGCAGCAGGGCGCAACGATTACGACAACTGGCAACAGTGACGTGTTCGTCATTGCTCCGGTGTCGGGCGTTTTGTCGGCTGCGTGGTTCTCAGGCGTTGATGCGTTGGCTGCAAGTGACATTAATTTTATTACGTTCTCTATTACCAACCTTGGTACGTCTGGTTCGGGCACCGCAGCGATGCTGGCGGCGACCGATGCCAACACGACTAAGACCACGGGTGGCACCGCTTTGACTGCTAATGCCCAGCGCGTTTTGTCGCTGAACGGCACGGCAGCCAATTTGGTGGTGGCAGCCGGTGATCGTCTCCGTATCCGCGCTGCGGCAACGGGCACGCTCGCCAACACTGTCACGTTCCCGGCCTACATGCTCAACTTCAGCGTTTCGTAATATGTCCAATATCTACCTTCGCCACCCCAGACATGGGGAAAAAATTGCAATCTCTTGGCTGGAAGCGAGGGAAGATATGGAACAAGGATGGGAGGAGTTTGACCCCTCCAATCCTGATGAGTCTGAACCCTCGGCGTCGTCAGATGTGGCGGCGCTGGGGGATTCTCAGCATAATGCGTTGAGAACGCGTCGCCGCCGTAAGGAGTAAATCATGGCTACAACTGCTGCCGATCAAATCAACGGCGCGTTGCGGCTGATCGGGCAGTTGGCCGAGGGCGAAGTCCCCTCTGCGGCCACGTCGCAGGATGCCCTCACCGCTTTGAACCAGATGCTCGACTCGTGGAGTACCGAGCGTCTGGCGGTCTACTCGACCCAAGATCAGGTCTATAACTGGCTGCCTAACGTCCGCACCATTACGATGGGGCCAACGGGCGTGTTCGTAGCCGAGCGTCCTATCCTGATGGACGACGCCACCTATTTCCGTGACGCCTCGACCAACGTGTCGTATGGCATTAAACTGATCAATAACCAGCAGTACAACAGTATTGCGGTTAAGACGGTAACGTCTACGTATCCGCAGTTGATGTGGGTCAATATGACCTACCCGGACGTAGAGATTTATATCTATCCGGTGCCGACCAAGGTGCTGGAGTTCCACTTTGTGTCGGTGCGACCGCTGGCTACTCCTGCGGCGCTAGACACTAATTTGGCGTTTCCGCCGGGATACCTGCGGGCTTTCCGATTTAACTTGGCTTGTGAACTTGCGGCGGAGTTTGGTGTCGAACCCTCTCCGCAGGTGCAGCGCATTGCCATGACTAGCAAGCGCGACCTGAAGCGCATCAACAATCCGGATGACCTGATGGCAATGCCTGCGGCGCTGCTCGTCAACCGACCGCGCTTTAACATCTTTACGGGCAACTTCTAATGAAGACGCCGATCCTCGGGTCGTCGTATGTAATCCGGTCGGTCAACGCAGCCGACAACCGGATGGTCAATCTTTACCCGGAGGTGATTCCCGAGGGTGGCAAGGAGCCTGCCTACCTGCAACGCTGCCCCGGCTTGGCGCTAAAAGCCACGATTGGTACTGGCCCTATTCGTGGCTTGTGGTCGCTTGGTAATTACCTGTATGTCGTTTCTGGCAACGATTTCTACAAGTTAGACTCAAACTACAACACTGGCAGCGCAAGTGAGTTGCTGCTTGAAGATGATTCTTTTGTGTTGTTAGAAGATGACAGCACAATTCTTCTGGAATCATCTACTAGCCAAGTTGTTGGTTTTGTTTCTGGCACAGGCCCAGTGTCTATGGCTGACAACGGCACGCAAATCTTTATTGCGGCCAACCCTGACGGGTACATTTTTAACGTAACAACCGACACGTTTTCCCAAATTACCGACCCCGACTTTCCGGGTGCGGTAACGGTTGGTTATCTTGACGGTTACTTTGTATTTAACGAGCCGAACTCGCAACGCGTCTGGGTCACAAGCCTATTGGATGGCTTGTCGATTGACCCCTTGGATTTTGCAAGCGCTGAGGGTTCACCAGACGGGCTAGTATCCCTGATCATTGACCATCGAGAGGCGTGGCTGTTTGGCACGAACTCCGTGGAGGTCTGGTACAACTCCGGCGATGCCGATTTTCCGCTCACCCGTATCCAAGGCGCCTTTAACGAGATCGGCTGTATTGCGCCGTACTCGGTCGCCAAGATGGACAACTCCGTCTTCTGGCTCGGCGCAGACCCGCGGGGTCAGGGCGTTGTATACCGAGCCAATGGCTATACCGGCGTTCGCATTTCAACCCACGCGGTTGAGTTTGCTATTCAAGGTTACGGGCACCTTGCTGACGCAGTGGGCTACACGTATCAGCAGGACGGTCACACGTTCTACGTGCTGAACTTTACCAACGCTGACACGACGTGGGTGTTTGACGCAGCGACAGGCTCGTGGCATGAGCGTGCTGGTTTCCGCAACGGCGACTTTAAGCGTCACCGTGGCAACTCCCATGCTCGTTTCAACGGCGAGCCAATCATCGGCGATTACCAGAACGGTCGCTTGTATGCGTTCGATCTGGACGTGTACTCCGACGCTGGCGTTACGCAGAAGTGGCTACGGTCATGGCGTGCGTTGCCAACCGGCGGTAATGACCTCAAGCGCACTGCCCACCACTCGCTACAGATCGACTGCGAAACCGGCGTTGGCTTAAACGGTTATGACTTGTACGACGAGGTGTATTTAGGCACCGAGTTGTTGCAAATCCTGCAAACCGAAAACGGCGAAGACATCATTTTGGACTTGAACGCTACGACAGGCGCCAACCCGCAGTTGATGCTGCGCTGGTCTGATGACGGCGGTCATACGTGGAATGGCGAGCGTCAGGTGTCTATGGGTCGTATTGGACAATACGGCACTCGCGCTATCTTCCGTCGCCTTGGCATGACCTTGAAGTTGCGTGACCGCGTATACGAGATTAGCGGCACCGATCCCGTTAAGGTCGCCATCATGGGCGCCGAACTGCAACTGAGCGGTACTGCGTCGTGACCGTAAACATCACGCAAATCCCTGCCCCGCGTGTGCCGTTTATCGACGAGCGCACTGGGCTGATTTCGCGTGAGTGGTTCCGGTTCCTAAACAACCAGTACCAGTTGACGGGTGGCGGCACTACGCAGACCACCATCTCTGACCTTGAGTTGACGCCTTCTTTGTCGTCTAACACCGAAGACGAGTTGGCGGTCGTTAAGGGGCAACTAGACGATTTGCAAAAAGGGCCGCCTCGGTTTGAGCCGGGTCTTATCAACTACGGTTCGTTCTTTTCAACGCAAACTCAAGCGGCAACGGTCATCAACACGGCCTACGCCATCACGTACAACAATGCTGATCCGGCGTATGGCGTTTACCGTGACCCAGCCGATAGCAGCAAGATTAAAGTTACTCGACCCGCTATCTACAATGTCCAGTTTTCTATTCAGGTAGACAAGACTTCGGGCGGTACGGGGCGACTGTACATTTGGCCTGCTATTAACGGAACGGCTGTGCCCAACTCAGCCTCGTTGATTCAAATTCAGGGTAACAACGCCGAGATATTCTCAGCGGCTAACTTTTTCTTGCCGTTATCAAACGGCGATTACTTTCAAATGTACTTTTCTGTAGATAGTCTTAGTGTTCAGTTAGAACACTTTGCTGCTTCTGCGCCTGTACCGGCGATTCCATCCATCATTTTGACTGTTATGCAGGTGTACGTATGACCGTTTACCTTTCAGCCTTTGCAGGAGCCGGGGCGCAGTTCTTCACCGACGATGGCGCAGTCCTGTCGGGCGGAAAGATCTATACCTACGCCGCTGGCACGACGACCCCGCAGACTACTTATACGTCTATTGTTGGAGTCTCTACCAACGCTAACCCCATCATTCTTGACTCTGGCGGACGGCTGCCAGAAGACATGTGGTTAAGCGAGGGCGTTAAATATCGTTTTGTTTTAACAAACTCTAATGACGTTCAAATTGGCGAGTACGACGACATTGCGGGCATCAACGACATCTCCACGGAGAGCGTCGCATGGTCCACGATTACCGGCACGCCGACGACGCTGGCGGGCTACGGTATCACCAACGGCCTGACGACGACGGCTGCGGCAGCGACCTATGCGCCGATTGCCTCGCCCACGTTTACGGGCACGCCGCTGATCCCCGACAACGATACGGTTAGCGCGAACTATGCTGTGGGCTATCGAGAAGCCCCGCCCGTATCCAAGACCGCTAACTACCAGTTAGTGCTGGCGGATCGCGGTAAGTCGATTCTAATGAACGGCACCAGCCTGACGCTAACCATCCCGGCTAACGCCGCTGTCGCGTTTCCGGTGGGCACGGTCATCATTGTGGTCAATCTCAATTCGTCGGCGTTGTCTATTTCCATTACGACCGACACGCTGACCTTGGCGAACAGCACCACGACTGGCACGCGCACCTTGGCGCAGAACGGTCTGGCTACCTGCGTCAAGATTGGCAGCACGTCTTGGCTGATCAGCGGAGCGGGATTGACCTAATGAGTGGCGCTACCTTAGCAGCGGCGATTGCAGGCACGACGGGGGGAGCCGGTGCCGGTGTATTCGACGCATCGTCCGGGTCGGGCAGCGTCACGATTCCTGCCAGTGCGACGGGCGTCACCATTGAGGTGTGGGGCGCAGGCGGTGGCGGTGGCTATGGCACCGTCACCCAGATATTTGGTGAGTTCCTGTACGAGCCGCAAGAGAACCCCGGTGGCGGCGGTGGTGGAGGTGCTTACTCCAAGACCGTGCTGGTTCTAACTGCCCCAGACGCCGGTAAAACGATTCTGTACACTGTCGGTGAGGCTGGTAGAGGCGGCACTGTAGGCGACGCTGTGGGCGGTGCAGGCGGTCAGTCTGTGGCCTATGCCGGAACCTATGCCCTGCCTGAAATGATCTGTACGGGCGGCTTCGGCGGTTATGGCGGTATTGGCATCTACGGCGGCCAGCAGGGTGCTGGCGGAACGGCGTCAGGCGGCAATACGACCAACACCAACGGTAACGGTGGTGCAGCCTTCACGCAGCCGGGTGCTACGCCGATTGCCGGTGTGGGCAGCCTCGTAGGCGGCGCTGGCGGTGACGGCGGCGACCCGGTAGAGGGCGGTGATCCGGGCAAGGCTGGCGTCAATGGCCGCGTCCGAATGGTATTTACCTTTTAGGTGACACATGGCAGTTAACGTAAAAGTCCTGATCCCGGCCAAGATTGCCGAGAACACGCAAGTAACCCAATACACGGCTACGAACGTATCGGCCATTATCGACAAGTTCACGGCCACGAACTACAGCGCGTCGGCGGCCACGATCTCGATCAACCTCGTGACGCAGTTTGACTCGTCGGGCAACCAGAACTTGATCATTAAGGCCAAGACGTTACTGCCCTCGGAGACGTATACGTTCCCTGAGTTGGTCGGCCATGTGCTGCAACCGGGTGGATTTATCTCCACGATTGCCGGGAC